GTCCCATCTCAACATCCTGTTTTCTAGCTGTCATCTCAGCCGCATCTTTCAGCGTTTTAACTTTTATAGTCTGAGCATCTTTAGCTTGGTTGTGCGTCATGTCTGCTGCGTTTTTCAACGTATCTACTTTCAGTTTCTGTGTCACGTGCTGATTATGCGCCGTGTTTTCTTGCTGTTTAACACCGAGTACTGCCGCAGATTTTAGTGTGTCTACTTCTCGTTGTTTATCTGCATTCGCAGAGGTAGCCGCAATTCGTTCACGTTCGACTTGGATCTGCTGCATTTTAATCGCTGCGTCATCCTGATCCTTCTTCGCTTTGCGCTGCTGCTCTTGCGCTTTAAGTTGGAGCTCTTGCATCTGCATCTGGATTAGCGGGTCTTGTTGCTGCTGTTGAGCTTGTTGCTGCGCCGCTTGCGCCATATTCTGCTGCAAAAGTTGGTTCGCCGCTTGTGCTAACAAAGGAGATAAGGCTGCCTCAACTTCAGGGTTTTGTTTTAAATCTTCACCATCCTCGTCTTCTTGAGGGGGCATATCCATCCCTAACTGCGCTTCAACATCTTTCCGATACTGGAACCCTAAATGCTCCGCCACGTGTGCCATCATAGTCGCTTGGATTTGAGGTAGCAGGGGGTTTCCTTGCAGTGTAGACATGATCTTAGGGTCTTTTAACGCTGCCATGTGCACAGCAATATGTGCATTATGCTCTTGGTTTAGGAACGCTTTGACAGGCTTGAGTCGTAACACGTTTTGGTTTTCTGAGACTGGATCTATAGGGAACTTGTCTTCTTCGAGAGGGACGAGCTTTTGGGCATCTTTAATCCCTAGAGCATCCAACATTTGACGGTGGAGTATAGGTAGATTATATAATTGTGGTGCGCCTTGTGCAAGCTGTAATACAGCTTGGTATTGTACAATCTTTTGCGCCATAGTAGAAGCATTAGGGTCAGACACAGGGATAACCTCTGTAGAGGCATAATCCGACTTTTTAGCTTTTCTACTGCCTTCTTCGGGGTCATAGTCGTAGTCTTCAGGTGCGTAGGCTGCCACAATCCCTTTCAGTAAGCCTAACTCTTGTTTCATGGAGTAGTGTACACGTGCTTGAACTGCTGTAATAACTTTCAGTGTACGTTCTAAAATAGCTAGCGTGGTGCCGACAGGCGCGTTACCCGACATATCTGAGACTTGTAAGTCCGCCGCGTTCGCAAACCGTCTACCCTCTTCCACAATCTGGTTTAAGAGCGCCATTAACGTCTGTGACGGCTCTTTATACGGTAGAGGCATTAGGTTATCTCGGATTGTACCGCTGGGTACATCCACATCGCGCCACTCTCCGGGAGAAATAGGGGTATCATCACCTTTAATACGCATTCCTCTAGCTTTGAAGCCCCCTGGAAGGTTACTTAATGTCCCTGCGTCCACCAACTGGCGAATAAGAGAGGTACCAGATTTAGCAAAAGCGCCAATGAGATGGATAAGCCCAAAGCAATAAAAACCAAACCCAGGCACGTACCCGTAATGAACAAAATGTTGTCGCTTCTTGTTGGTTTCATCGTCGGGGTCCCAGTTGCGTCTAATAGAAAGGATCTCTTGGCTACCTTTTTCAATCGTTACGACGTAAGGTAGCGCAATCCCCGTCTCTTCACCGTCTTCATCTGTATGCTCGAAACCGGGTAAATCTATATCTACGTGCATCTCAAGGACTTTGTATCGATCATCCGAAGAAGCACGGAAGCCCATCTTCTCAGCTATCTTTTTCTCAACTTCGTCTAAGCTACCGTCTGGCTCACCTAAGTCTATATCTAGGTAGAAACCTGCAACCTGCAACCGACGCATTTCATTCTCAGTCTTACGCATGATGTGTGTCACACGCTCGGCTGTCTCTAAGTTAGATGCGCCGTAAGGCACCACCATATCTTCAGCGGGAACAAACAACGATACTTGGCGATTTAGTCGTGGGTCGAAGTACACTTTCTTAAACGCATTACCTGATAACCCCAAACCCCAGAGCATCCGTTCGTGCTCAGGTCTATACTCTGTCATCACGTCTAACAGTAAGTGGTTCATGTCATCTTGTACGCGCACTGCTGATTCTTTTTTTGCTGCGGTCTCTTTGCCGATAATCTTTGTCCTAACTGGGCCTGCTGACGGGAACGTCGCCATCATTGTTTCAGCTTGGAACTTTACCAACGCTTCGCTTAATAGCGGATGATGCACGCCGCACGCGCCGTCCCAAGGTTCAGTACGCTCTTCGATCTTCATACCAAGCAACTCTAACCCATCTGTGTACGTCGTTATCCAATCTCTACGTGAGGCAACGTCATCATCAAAATCAGAGAGCAAGTCCGCTGCAATGGACGACAGTTCTCCGTCGTCTAGGAACTCCGCTAAGTTTTCGTCAAACTCTTCGTCATGCTCATCTTGAGGGTCTAGGTCAATCTCCATCCCACCCATACTTATATGCAGCGACTCTGGGTCTTCAATCTCAATCTCGATGTCGGGCTCATCGCCGCCAAGTAAGGACGCGAGTCCCAGCGGTGCTTGGTTTAGGCTTTTATCTATCATTATTTGTCCTGTTTCCGCTTCGCGGTGTTAGTAGTATGCGTTACGTCGGGAACCCCGACCTCTAAACTCTTGTTCTGGTTCTGGCTCGTCCAAGTTAGTTGTAATAAACCCACCTTTACGAAATCTACTCATCGCCATGGATACAGTGTCACAATTGTGTACCAACACCCTATTGGCGTAGTAGGTGTGGGCCTCTTCTACTGTTATGTTGTACACCTTTTTCTGCCCTTCTTTTGGCGTTACCGAATGCACTTTTGCAAAGGTTGTTACAAAATCTCTGTCTACTATACACGGTGAATATGTCTTTACTACACCACACGCACTTTTTAGTGCTTGTACTAAGTACGCTAGCCCTTTTTTTTGCGTCCGCTGCTCTACAAGCGCACTTATTGGAGCAGTAGTATTGTTTAGCGGGGTTTTTTGATGTGAATAATACTGAACACACCCTGCACGCCATCTCCACCGGAACCACTTTACTATAGGGTTTAGCTGCGTTAGGGCTTTTAATAGACGCTTTTGCGTGTTTCTTATGCCAAGCTCGACCTTCTTCAGAACTGTGCCACCCTGCGGATAAAGGTCTAATTCTCTCCAAGTGCTCCAGTTGGTCTGGGTGTTTCCCTCTGGTTCTTTTTTCTTCCGTATGTTCTGCTCTATGTTCTGCTGCGGATAAGCACTGGAGGTTTTCAACAGCGTTGTTTGTTGTGTTTCCGTCAAGGTGGTGGATGTGATGCCCTTCTGGAATACCGCCATTGTGGTGTGACCACACATCTCTGTGCAAGAAGTACCTACCTCCAACACGCTCGTAATAGGGTCTGTCACTGTACTTCTGGTAGATGTGCCCTTCAAACGTAAGGGTGAGTCTGTCTGGCCTAGTTCGTTTTGCTGACATTGTAGTTCCTCATTAGTTGATACCGTTAGTATGGTATCACAACGATTCAACTCTGTCAGCGGCTTCCACCCACCTATGGTGTAGAGTAAGTGCCCTGCGGTTCCCTCTAATACATTTTTCCCCACGTTTACGCACTCCGTATTTTTTACTCCTGTACACCCTGAAGCTGTAACTTTTTTAGCCCCCAGGTGCGTCCATACAAACTCCCCTACCTCAACACTCTCAATAGGTTTCTCAATCCCACTAGCCATAAGTACCATAGTACCCGCTACAAAACAATAATCATCGTGTTGCCCTGCTGGGAATGCAGCGACCTCTTCAATAACATCATCTGCAAACTGCGCGTTCGGTGCCCATACTCTACCAGAAGCGAATAAGTCTGCCACGGCATTAAGTCGTGATATTTTATCATTCCCTCTGGTCGGCGTAAATTCCCCAACCGGAATACCCATTGCACGTAACTCGTATATCAACGGTGCGCCGGAAGCTTTCTTTTCCACTATCATACTATCGGGCTGCCAATAGTTATATTCTTCTAATACGACTTGTTTAAGCTCTGGGAACTCGTACCGCCCCCGCTTCGCGTCAAGTAAGATGATGTTTGCCTGCATCTTACCATTCTCATCTTCTTGGTAGAACACACCCCATACCGTGCACGCACTATAATCCGCACGTTGGTGCTTCTCGAACGCCGTATCCCACGTCATCAATATAAAGTCTGTTTGGGGAGGGTCTTTTTTTAACCATCTCTGCCACCACTCCCGCTTAACTATCGCACCTTCTTCTGAAGTCGGATTCTGCTGATACTGCGCCTGCCACTTCGACACATCAATGGCTTCTCGTGTCGCCTCTAATTCTTTTAAACTCCAAAACTCTGGCCACAGGGGTTTACCTGACGGGAGGATCGCAGGGAATTCTACCACTCTCCAATTCTCATTACCTCGTTGTGCCGCTGCTTCGAGCACCTGCCCTGTAAGATCCCTGAGGGACCAGCGAGTATTGTGGGAAACGAGCCCGTTAGCTATGAAGTTTTCTGTACCCTCAATTTGTACATCAAAAACTTCTTCTTCACCA